GGGCCGAGTAACACAGCGGCAATCAACACGTAGAGCAGATACTCAATCCGCGTCATGCGCTTGTCGCCATCGACGAATGACTTCTCAATGGCCGCGTAGCGTTCAGCACAGACGGCCTCATGTACCGCGAGTTTGGTGGTGGTTTGTTCAGTCATGGTTAATCAGGCCCAAAGCCTCTAATTTCAACTTTGAAGGGCTCCTCACTCAAAGCATTTTGGTTTTCTTGCGTGGGGGCCAAGGCATTCTGCGTTTGTGTGATGATATTCAGTTTGGTCGGGCTTAAATTAGCTTGGCCAAGGGCTCTTAGCACATCAAGACGTTGTGACGCAGGGACTTTTTTCATCAGTGTTTGAAAATCTTCGGCAGACGCAAAACCTTTTTCGAGCTCCTTCAACACGTTTGCGCTCATCTTGTCTTTTAAGATGTCCAGCATTTGATTCGTCACTGTTACTTTGACATCTAAAAAACTAGGCAAACGAAACTTGGACTGGTTAGCCTCCAAGATTATTTTCATTGCATCTGCGCCAGCTTGAGTTTGGCGCACAACTTCAGCGTTGCGTTTCAATTCTGATTCAACGCCTTTGACAACGTTCATTTGCTGAGGCGACAATACTTGGCTCAAGTCATCGTATCTTGCCGCGCCAGTAGATTTTTTAAGCAGCGCTGTTTCGCCGCGTCCTAGCGCGGTCATGAACGGCCCCGCACGTTCACCCACGCCAAGAGGCTGCGTAAGAACTTGTTGCATTGCGCCCAAGACTTTGGCTTGGTTAACTGGTGGCGACGCGGCAGCAAAAACTTTTTGCGCCTGTTGGTAGCCAGGCAACGCTTGTTCAATCGTACTCTTGACGTTGGTCAGATTCTTAACAATAAACTTATTGTCTTTGTTGGCAATCAAGTCTTTTAGATTGTCCAACACTGAAGACACTTGTTGCGCGTTTGTGCTGGCTTCTAAACCAGTCTTTACTTGGTTCAGCGCAGCCACCAGTTTGGCGTTACCTGGGTTTGCGGCAAGCAACCCGTCAATCTGTTGCGTTAAAGGCAGCACATTGACGGCTGTGGTGGGCTGAGTAGCGGCGGTGTACAGCGGGCCGCTTACGTTGCCACGCATAGCTTCGGCAGATTGCAAGTTAGGCGTAACCCCTTGCAAACGCGCCATGCGCTCTGCTTCTTGCGCCTGTTGTACAGACAATGCACGGCCAGGGGCGGTCTTGGACTCAACTGTTTGGCCAAGATACTGAACTTGAGGCGACGTCACATCGGCCAGTGCTTGCCGCACGGTCATGTTGGGCGGTGCGTTAGCCAACGCATTTTGCGCGGCGGCTAAATTTTGTGGCGCTCTGCCTTCTTCGGTCAGCGCGTTACGCACAATGTTGCCTGCACGAGCTGAAGCGCGTTGGCCGGTAATTGCGTCAACCACGTTGCCTGCGCCTTTTGCGCCCAACGCCAACCCATAGTTAGCAGCGGTAGTGACGGGTAACAATGGGTTGGTGTATTTGCCAACAGCACCAATAACTTTTGATGTTGTAGGAGCTACGCGAGCAGTCGCCGCCGCGCCTCCAGTAAACAATGTGGATAGGTCAGCCGCTGCGCCCACAGGATCGGTTGCCAAAGTGTTTTTCAACGCTTCGACGCTGCCGTATCGGTCTTTGTACAGGCCACCAACAGCGTTGGCTGCGTCAACCGCACGTTTGGCCGCTTCGGGCTTGTTGTCAATCTGGTTGACCAGATCAACAAGCTCTTTAGGTAACAAATTTTGTAGCGCGCCAGCGCCAACATCTAGCACACCCGACACTGTTTGTACGGGATTTGTAATGGCGGTTATTAGACCTTTGTAAAAATTGGCGGCGCTTGTACCTACGTTAGCTAACGCTTCTCCAGGCACATCTGAAAACGACCGGCGTTGTGCCGGAATACCGCTACCACCGCTTGGCGCTGGCTTTGCCGTACTAAGATCAAATCCACCAGTTGCGACTGGCGCGGCGGTGCTAAGATCAAAAGCCATTATTGCGCCTCTTTGAATGATTTACGATCTGGGCTAACCCATGCTTTGTTGCCTGCGGCGTCACTTTCAAATGTCCAATTAGCGCCGACGCCTGCTGGACGCGGCGCGGCGCTTTTAACAGCTGAAAGTGGAGGCACTGTAACTGGCTCAAGAGAAAGACCCGTTCCTTCAGTTGCCGATTTAGGTAGCTGCTTGGCGCGTTTGTTCCATGCCTCTGCGCTGCGGGTAGCCGCTTGATGCTGAAGCGTGGCTAACCGCGTAAGTGTTTGTGCGGTAAGGTCAATTGTGCCGCCTGCAACACCTTGCAAGAATTTAAGATCTTTGTCGGTAAAACCTTGTCCTGTACCTAAGCCTGCACTCTTAATTGCATCCAAAGTGCTTTGGCCTGTAGCGGCAATAAGGGACTCAGTGTTGGCAATTTTTTCGTCGTTGCTTGCACCTGCCACATTCAACACACGTGCAATGTTCAACTTGACATCCGCAATTGGCCCTGTAAATATGTTGCCTTGGTTGACCAAATCAATAATTCGATTTGCGCTTGCGGCTAGTTCAGGCGCTTTTTCTGCCGCGCCCAATTTAGCGTCATCGCGGTCGGCCATTTTTCCAGCAAATTGCTCACCGTATTTTTTCTCGGTGCTCATGGTAATAGTTGTCTTAGGTGTTGAGATAGCCTTAAAGTCGGCAAACGAACCTTTGTAATTGCCGCCTTCAGGTGTTTTTGCAAACTCAAAATTTTTCCGCAAATCGGTTTGAGTCACTTTTTCAGGTGCCTCAAAGATTGACTGTCCAGTGCCAGTTACCAAGTTTCCACCTACGGTATACAGTTTGCCAGCTTCTGTCAATTGTGCTTTGATTAAATCCATTCGATCTTTAACACCTGGCAAATCTGAAAACTCTGACAACTTTATGTATTCATTCCGCAAAGCATTTACGTTTGCTTGCGGCGTAACAGGGGCAGGTGCCAATTGGTTAACAGGCGCTGGTGGAGGTGCCGCCATAACTGACGGCGTTGCCTTTGCTTGAGGTTCTACTGGTGTAGATACTCCATATGACGCCTGAGCCGGAAGTGGCTGATCAATAAATTGTCTGGGCGACAACATTGGTGGTTGACCCGTGTCAAATGTGCCCGAACCTAAAGCACCAGGCGCAGGTGCAACAGGTGAAATTTTTGGTTCAATTGCGCCATAAACACCGCGTTTTTTTGCTTCATCAATGCGTTGCAAACTTTGCAACATTTGAAAACCTGTTGCTGAAACTTGAGGATTTCTATTGCCAGCCATTATTCTTGCGGCTTTCATCATGTCGGTTGGGCCGCCCTCTTTCCCTATAATTTCTGCCATTTTGGTTACATAATCTTCATCTTGTTGAATTTGACGTTGCGTCTGCGCCATTTGCATTTGCGCGGCTTGTTGCTGAGTTTCAGCGCCGCGCATTTGAGCTTGTGCGGCCAAAATATTTTGCGCTTGGCCATAACGCGCCAAAGGATTTTCAATTTGAATTGGCTGAACGCCAAGTGAAATTCTAGGATCGATAGGCATGTTTTATCCTTGCATGGATGAATAATCGCCTGGCACTTGTGTGCCGTAGCCTGGTGGGGGAGCGCCTCCACCACCACGATTTTGTAAAGAAGCAAGCAAATTTTGATTTTGGCTGTAATTCAAATACGTACCCAAACCGCCCGTCAAAGCGTTTGCAGTACCGACGTACCCAGATGCTCTGGCCGCAGCCCCACTGCCAATTGCTTCGCCAACATTGGACGCCATAGTTTGCCCTGCGCCACCAAGTTGTTGCGCTGTTGTTTGGCCCATACCTGTCAATGATTGCAATGGGTTCAAACGAGCGGTACGTTCTGCTTGATACCTGTTGAAAGCGTTGGTGTACTCTTGGCTACCCATCTCTTGGCCGTAGCGTTGCGCGGCTTTCAAAGCCCCGCCAGAGATTAAACCCCCGCGAGCGGCTGCTTGGCGGTCAAGAGCTTGTTGGCCTTCCTTTAGCCGAAAAGCATATCCAGGGTCTTGTTGAAATTGTTGCATCGTAAACGGCGTGTACTTGGACGCTTTGACCAGTTCCGGCAACGCATTGACGCCAACGTCGTAGAAAGGCTTTTGCCTTTGAACGTCTTCTTGGTATTGTTTGTATTGCAAGTCTGAAGCACGATTCATTGCGTCAGCTTGCGTATCCGCAGCTTTACTTGCTGCGTATCCACCTATAATTGCACTGCCAGCTACAGCTGCTGCTACCCATCCGGCCATTTTAATTCTCCTTATAACACTAAGTTACATTTTGCTTGCATTCTACTTGCTACCAAAGCGCAAATATCTGGTGTCTTTTCCGGTGCCCCCACTGAAACGTCAAACATTTCATTAACTTCACCGTCAGTCATTCCTAAGCTATATAAGAAAGCGCGGTACGCAATTGCCGCTTTTTGTTCTTTGGTGCGACTGTCAGCCAAACCACAAGCAGGCACAATATACAACCTGTCTTCCAATATCGCAAGATCAGTGCAATTGTCTGGGTTAGCGTATATGTCTACCCAAACAACTTCTTCTTCAAACACTCGGCCAGCACGTTTTAATCCTGCACAAGCAGCAAATTCAAACGGGCCGGTAAAAGTTTTTACGCCGTCGTCTGTATTGACCGCAATCGTACCCTTTTCTAACCGCACGTGATAGTCAGTCTTATGTGCTGCGCCAGTCAAGACAGTCCAAGGCGGTATTGTTATCTTGCGCTCATAAACGCCAAGCATAAAGGTATGCTCGGTAATGATGTCGGCTTGCGGCATTTTTAAGAGTTCTGCTTCCAACGCTTGCACCTTGCCCAACATGGACAAAGCTGGCGTAAGTTCAAATCCTTTACCGTAAGTGACTTGCATCAATTATTCCAAAAGAAGAATGTTGTTAGGTATGTATTGTGTCATCAACCAGTTTGAGCCGTCGGACACCAAAGTCATCTGGTCTCCTGAACTGGCCAACAGGATGGACGTACCCGTCGCCCCACCGGTCAAAGGTACCACGTTCGACGACGCTGACACAACCGCTTGGACTTGGTAGTTCTGAAACCGCAAAACCCGACCTGACCAGCTTGAAGCTGTTGGCAAAGTCACCGTACAGGTTGATCCAGTCTTGTTGTTGATCAGCCAAACTTCAGTGTCCGCAACTGTGAAGTCAGCAGTCTTAGTGACAGGGGCAGACGGCGCAAAGTAGTCTGTGTTGACCACCGCAGCCGAAATGGCCGTGCCGTTACCTTTTAAGATGCCACTGATGGTGGTCGATAGCGTCAGCGCAGGCGTTGCCCCTCCGCTTGATGTACCAGCAAAGCCATTAGCCGACACGACAGAGACAGCGGTGACAGTTCCTGTTGTTGGGGTTGTCCACGTAGGGGTCACACCTGATCCAGCAGATGTAAGTACTTGACCTGCTGTTCCTTGTGCCGCATCAAAACTAAGTGTTCCTGTAACGCTTAAATCTACAAAATTTGCGTTTTTAGCAGTTGTAGCCCCAATAGTCATATTGTCAATTGTTCCCACATTAGTAGGAGCAATTTCAATAGAACCTGTACCACTAGGTTTTATGTGGACATGACCCGTACCTGTTGGACTAATATCAATTTGTGCATTTGCACCGTTTAAATTGGTAGAAACATTGATGGACATATTATCGCCACCGCCAGCACCAACACTCATTTGGGTTGTGCCTGACGCATTTTTAAGCGATAAGCCAGCAGAATTTGATGCTTGAACTATGGGTGTAGTAACACTAGTAGAAGCCGCAAATGTTGTAACGCCCGTAGTTGCACCTGTATCGTTAATTGTGACTACAGAGTTTTGAATCAGCTTGCCGGTAACGCCATCAAACCGCGCAATAGCGTTATCAGTTGAGGACGCTGGCCCTGTGACATCTCCACCGGCGTTTGTCGTCCATGTGGGCACTCCAGCGCCATTGCTGGTCAGAACTTGTCCTGCTGTGCCTGCCGCAGTGAAGGCATACGCTGTACCAGTACCATAGGCCACAGCGCCCGCTGTAGGAGCCGCAGAACCGTTTGTTCCGCCGTTGGCAATGACCAAGGTGCCTGCAAGGGTGATAGCGCCTGTGGTGGCCGTTGCTGGCGTCAGGCCGGTCGTGCCGCCTGAGAACGACAGCACACCAGTGTTGGTTATGGTTACGTTGCCTGTTGCGCCAGACACTGATATGCCTGTGCCTGCAATGTTTGACAGCACACCAGTGTTGGCCAGCGTGATTGTGCCGATGCCGTTGGTGACCGAAATGCCTGCGCCGACCCCCAGTGTGTTTAGGGTATACCCTGTACCGTTACCAATCAGCAGTTGACCATTGGTTGGGATAGTACTTAGACCCGTGCCGCCGCTGGCAACTGGAATAATGCCTACACCGCCGCCAACAATGTTGTACAAACTGTAAAACCACCGATACCATTCCCGCGACACCGCACCAGTGCGTTCGTCAATGATCGGCACCCGTGGAGGCGTGATTTGGGTGGCGTTCGGACTGGTTGCCATAGTCAGGCATTGGTCGGGCTTATGATCAATTCGGCCCCCATGATGGCTATTTTGTTGGGATCAGTGCCTGAAAGCTCATACACACGGTCGCGCAGCTTGAGCGTCATGCCCAACCGACGCCAAAAGGTTCGTTGGCCATACGCGCCAATCTTGCCAAGCGGTGACCAATGCTCGTTTGACCAAGTATGGCCACCATCATCTGACCAGCGCAACATGACCGCAGGGTCATATCCTGGCGCAGCAAGGTATGAGTTAGTGACTAAGTTATATCCAGTGATGTCAATGTCTGATAATTCGTATTGCCCCAAAGGCTCAAAATCATCACCTGCTTCGGTGGTTAATGTAACGCCTGATTGAGTGGCTAAAAACGTTTGTACGTATTCGGCCACAAGGTCTAATCCTGATTCAGTGTCGATGTTTTCACTGTCATACGCAGGGTATAGATTTAAGCCTACGCCTGCCTCACAATCCAATTGCAAACTGTGGTGCGCTGTGCGTTTAAGATTGTTTTGGCCGGTTGGCAACGCTCGCCAGCTCCGCAACCACTTCTGGATACCGCCATTGTCAGCGTAGATGTCCAAGTCAAACGTGTAAATGTTGCCGTTTTCAAAGTCGCCAACAATGATGTTGCCGCCAAAGTTGCACTGGCAATTGCTGCGGTGCCGCATAAATTCACCGTTGTCAAAGCCAGCCCGTTCATGCCATGCTTGGGTGGACACGTCGTAAACCCAAGTAGCGTTGCCGCTTGGAAACGTCAGCACATAGAAGGCATGGCCTTCTTGCTGGTACGTGTAGGCAATGGCGTCCGAGATGTTGCCGTACTGGGCAATGGCGTACTCAATGGCGTGTTCTCCT